AACAGATCGAATCAAATTGGTCTGAGTTACGTAAAATAATAAATGATACATTTGAAGGTGAGCGTTTAGAAAAGATTAACGCACTTCATGATCATTTTGAAGAGAGGATGACACTGGCACCTGCATCTGGTAGAGCATATTATCACAATGCTTTTCCAGGTGGTTATGTTGCACACATCCTAAATATAGTGCAATGGGCACATAAATACTATGAACTATTTAAAGATCAGGGAATGTACTTAGACGATATTACAGAAGAATCGGTTACATTTGCAGCAATGTTTCATGATCTTGGCAAAGTAGGTAATATGGAAGATGATTATTATGTCACAAATACTGATGAGTGGCGTGCAAAGAAATTGCAAGAATACTATAATCATAATCCAGCAATTCATTATATGACAGTTACTGACCGTGCGATATGGATTTTAAATCAATTCCAAATATCAATGTCAGAATCAGAGTATATAGGGCTAAGGCTTGCTGATGGTTTGTACAATGAACAAAATAATTCTTACTTCTTTGAAGGTGCAGAATGGAAAGCAATGAAAACAAATTTGCCTCATATAATATCTATGGCTGATACATCAGCAGCTAGGCAAGAAAAAGAAACATTCATGTTGTCAGGTGAATCTCGTGTAGACTTTCCAAAGTATATGAAAGGTGAAACAAAAGAAGAAGAGCTCGTAAAGAATTTAGACACTGACAAATTAAAGGATCTATTCGCATGATGTTAGAAATAATGCTATGTACATTTATCTTCACAACTGTAGTATCAGTTTATATTGTTGTAAACTTATACAGAAAATGCGACAAGCTAGAGTTGTGGACAGATGCAACATATCAAATGGTTCAAGCAACACTATCAGATTTTAGAAAGATAGATTCAACAGGTCACTTCGAATCTGACGATGAGATCGGTGCAATATTTGAACAAATGAAAGACACAATAAATCACTTAGAAAAAATAACAGAGGAAAACTAAAAGATGCCACGTAAAAAATCAAAAACAAGAATGTATTTCACAGAAGAAACTGAAGCAGCAATTGTAGCTTATAATGCTTCAGACTCTCATAGAGAAAGAAATAGAATTTATAATGAGCATTTGAGAAAGCCATTTGAAAAGCTAGTTGAAAATATTATACACACTTTTAAGTTTTATTATTTTGATTATCCTATTGAAAGTGTTAAGCATGATGTAATATCTTTTATGATAACACGTCTAGATAAATATAAGCAAGGGAAAGGTAAGGCATTTAGTTACTTTAGTGTTGTTGTTAAAAATTGGTTAATTTGCCACAACAATAACAACTACAAGAAAATGAAAACTCATAATGATGTTTTAGACCTAAAGCACAAAGATGTAAAGAATACTTCTTATGATGATAACACAGTTAAGTCACAAGAAGAGAAAGAGTTTTTTAAGTCTGTAATTGATTATTGGGAAGAAAATATTGATAAAGTATTTAAGAAAGAACGTGATATTAAAATTGCGTGGTCTATTGTAGAGTTAATGTCACGTGTAGATTCTATAGAGATATTCAATAAAAAAGCACTTTACATACTGTTAAGGGAAATATCAGGTCACAGTACTCAGCACATAACAAGAGTTCTTAATGTAATGAGGAGCCATTATAAAAATCTTTATACTAAGTGGGATAAAGAAGGCGACATTGTACAACCTCCTGTTACAAAACGTACTATTTAGTAAGTTCTAGTATATTTATAGTCAAAGGACGTTCTAATGTCAGCTGACTATGAAATATTCAAAGGCACAACAGTATCAGATCTATTTAAAAAGATAGACGATAATTCAAAGCGCAATAAGATCCAGATAGAGTCACTCATACAAGAGATGATGACATTTATTAAAGATCCTCAAAGTGCACAAGCTTTGTTTCCAATGATTAGTGATTTTATGGAAGCAAACGTCAGAAATGATGAGTTACTTGTTAAGCTGGCAGCTGTAGTACAAAGAGTTATGCAAACAGAAACAAAGTCTGTAGAAAGTGATTTCGGTTTATCTGACAAAGAAAAAGAAGATATTATTAGCAAGCTAGAAGAAGCTACTGCTGGTATACAGAAAGAAGTAGACGATATCGCGCTTAATATAAAATAGAGGATAAATATGAGTGATTCTCACGAAACAGTCCTCATCGATAAATTACACAACTCACAAATCAGCATAGATCCGACAAGCGATCTACCTGATGAACGACGTGTAAGAGAAATCGTTGATGCTATTGTTCACAACAACAAAATAGTAACAGTGCAATCAATAATTGCAGAAGTTGTTAATGTTGTTATGGATGAAAATGATTTAAACGAAGATGTGTCACCGCTTCTTATTGGGTGTATTAAAGTAAACACAGGAAGTGTACCATTTCCAATACTTCCTAAAGATGAAAGCGGCTGGGTATTTCCATTAGACTCTCAAGTAAAATCGTATCCAGTACCAGGTGAATTAGTAGCGATTATTAATTACGGTTCTCAAACATATTATTTCCAACCTCTTAATATTAAAAACAGTGTAAACAACAATATTATGCTAGGTTCTATGGCAACACAACAAGATGGTAAAGGAACAACAAAAAATATTAATGAGTACGTAAAGAATTTCCAAAGACAGGTTGTTAGTAGGCCTGTTAAAAACTTTCCTGGTGACTGGGCAGTTAATGGTAGAAATGACCAGTCAATAAGAATAGGAACAGACTTAGTTAACGATACAGATAATATACCTAACGCTAATAATGCTGTAATTAAAATGTCAATATCCAGCCCGGAAGAAAATTCTAGAAATGCATTACTACCTAGAAAAGAAAATATTAATTTAGATCCTGCGTCTTTATGGATGACAAGAAATGAAACAGTTAAGATAAACATTGTTCCTAGTGCAGGAGAAACAGTTACACCACCAGAATTAAAAGGATCACAAATAATTGGAAATTCTGACAGAATTACTTTTAATACAAAGGGAGAAGGTGATAAAGGACAAATTAATTTATTCGCATCAAATACAGCAAATATAATATCTAAACATAATACAAATCTTGTAGGTAAGAATGTTAAGATAGGTGATGTTGAAGACAATAATTTACAGCCTGCTGTTTTAGGTGACAATTTAGTCACACTACTCGATCAACTCTATAAACAGTTGACAAGTTTTGCAAATCAACTTACTTCAGCAACAGGAGTTGGTAATATAGGCGGACCAGTTCCTCTTCCTGCAGTTATGGGTGCAGCAGGAGGATTAGCAGGCTACACAGGAACAGCAGGACAAAAACAGCAATTAGAAAATTTACTTCTTAGTAAAAATGTTAAAGTATCAAAAAGACCTAAGACAGGATTATAATGTCACTAGACTGCAACAACATAACATCATTAAAAAGAAATCTTTCACCAGGATCAACACTATTATTAGGTGATCAGATAGTAGATGGTGAGGCTGTATTTCAAGGAGCAGATTCATCTCCTTCTGGGATAAGTGAAGAAGAACAACTTCAAAATCAAGCTGCTGCTGATGTATATGATATTGAGCTTACAACTACGTCGATATTCAATACAGGAGATACATTAGGAGCTGGAGAATATATAACAGAAGAAGGTTTTATAGCAGGGCCTAATGGTATTGAGGTTATCCACTCTGGATATGGAGGCGATGCAAGAATATTTGCAGAAGGAACAGTACTAGATATAGGTGACATTGTTGTTAATGGAAAAGTAATTGATCCTGATGGAAATATTTTAGATGCTCCGGTGTCTATAGACAAAGAAGGATTTAAAGTTGGTGAAGGTGGTGCAGTTGTAACGCCTGGAGGTGCAGAAAACGATGATGCTTATTGTAGCTTACAAGAGCTAGCAGGCAAACCAAAAAAAGGTGATAGGCTAGATGATCTTTCTAATAAGCTTGATTTCGATGTCAATATTCCCGGTCTTGACAGTGGGTGGTGGATTAAAATACAAAAGAAAATAAATTCTTTAACAATGATGCAAGGTAAATTTCTTGCCAAGACACAGAACTTAATTACTCTTATGGAAATGGAACCAGATAAAGCTTGTGACCTTATTCCTGACGTCAACAAGTTAGTTAAGATTATGAATAAAGTTTTAAAGTCTATTAGAAAAATTAATAAAATATTAAAGAAGATAAACAAGGTAATCAAAAAAATTAAAAAAATCTACAAACTTATTAAAAGATTAATTCCGGCGATAAGAGTTATGGATGCAGTATTGTTTATGATACAAATGATAGAAGGCATTCCAATAATGATAGATGCTGCTATTAAGAATATGAATGCAACACAACAAATACTACCTCAGCTAATTGCTCTATTACAAAAGATAGTTGCACAGTGCGCAATGAATAGAGGCGCAGAGTCAGGCTTATCTAAAGAACAGTGTGAAAAGCTAGGTGGAGTTTATGTTGATAGAGCACTAGGTGATTTAGGTGCTGCTAGTAGTTTAGAAGGTGCACCAGGACTTCCAAATCCTAATGCAGATTTAGATAATCTGCTAGATGACTTAAACGAAGACGATGACGATGATAATTTATACTTTCCACCAAATATGGATCTTAACCCAGGTGATACACTAATTGACGGTATTGCCTTAGGAGATGGAGGAGAAACTTTACAAGCTCCAGCAACAATCCCTACAACAGGAAACTGGGTAATGGGAGACGATGGAGGAGCAGGAGTTTCTGATAATGGTATACTTAGTGAAGAAGAAATTGATGCAATACTAGATTCACAAATTTTAGACCTGTCAGAATGTATGACAGAATTAGATGATTTCGTTAAAACAACAAGCTATAGATAAGGGTAATAACAATGAAGCAAAGTACAATATCAGCGCTAAAGAAAATAATCGAAGAAGCTGTACAGAAAGAAGTTGCAAAGCAAATAAAAATTGTGGTGCAAGAAATAGTAAACCCACCAATTCCAACAAACAATGTTGAAAGTAACGCATTAGTTGAGGACAAGCCAAAAATAAATGTAAAAGATCCTGTTCTAAATCAGATACTAAATGAGACCGAAGGCGGAATACAAGCTGCTCAAGAACCGTATCCGACTATGGGAGGCGGTGCTTACACATCTGATAGGATGACTGAAGTTGCGGGTGTAACACCAACAGGACAACCTACAGGTAACATGCCTGATTTTATGAAAAAGGCAATGAGTGGACATTCAGCAAAAGTTGTCAAAGCAATAGAAAAGAAACATGGCTCTAGATAAAAAACGACTAATTAGAAATATTGCTAAAATAGAGAACGACAAGACTGCACAAAATACGTTTCTCAAGACAAAGCCTAAAATTCAAGAGATGAAAGAGAATGTGCAAGAAGCTGCAAAGTTAGCTGATGCAATAGATGACTATGTTAGGCGAGCAGAAGTTGAACAAGTAGGAGAAGGTGGATTTAGAACTCTTCCTGGTGGTATAAGAATTCCTGTGCCTGGCAATAAGAACTCGTTAAAAATGACGCCACTTATTGAGAAGGATAGTTTGCAATGGATAGCAGATGACATACAAGAATTGTTAGGAATAGCATTGCCGACTATTCAGCAACAAGCAGCTCTAGATAATATGAAACAAGGATTAGAGCTTGGTATTGTGACCACAAATGCAGGTATACGATATTTAACTACAAGGAGAAGAGCATCTCAGCTTGGTGGCTCCTTTCAGCCAATATCAGATAACTTGGCTAAAGAATTAAAAAAGAATGCAGGCAAAGGTAGATTAAAATAATGGCAATCGAAGATTACAGAAACGCATCAGCAAGATCAAGAGATAAAGATCCTGATGCTAGGATTGGTCTCACTTTACCAATTAGAAGTGGGCAAAATGGATTTTTTAAATCTTCATCTACATTATTAGAGCAAACAAAAACTAACTTAAAGAATTTATTGTTAACTGTTAAGGGTGAGAGATTAGCACAGCCAGAATTTGGAAGCAATATATTTAATTTATTGTTTGAAAACTTTGAGCCTGGTCTTGAAAAGAAATTAGAAGAAAGTATAAAGTCAACTGTTGCGCAGTGGTTGCCGCATGTGATTATAAAGACACTTATTATAGATGCTCAAGATGATGAAAATTTTGTTGGAATATCTGTAGGGTTTGCTGTTAGGACAGACCCTAATTCTACAGAATCTATATCATTAACACTAGCAAGAGGAGGATAAGAATGGCTAGCACTAAATTAATGCCAAAACCGGTAAATTATCTCAATAAGAACTTTAATAATTTTAAAGCTGACTTAATTGAGTATGCAAAGACATACTTTCCGCAAAGCTATGCAGACTTTAATGAAGCTTCACCTGGTATGATGTTTATTGAAATGGCATCTTATGTTGGTGATGTATTATCATTTTACATTGATGAACAATTTCGTGAGTCTTTGTTAGCTTATGCTGAAGAAAGAAAAACAGTATTTGATATTGCTCAATCATACGGGTACAAGCCAACAATAGCAACACCTTCTACAGCAAATTTAGATTTCTATCAAACAGTACCAGCAACAGGAACTGGTGACGATGTTGCACCAAACTACAATTATGCATATACAATCAAAGCAGGAAGTGTAGTAGAAGCATCAGATTATGCAAGAACATTTAGAACATTAGATGATGTAGACTTTAGCCATTCCAGTTCTATGGATACAACAACTTCAGAAATATATGAAGTAAACAATAGCGGCCAGCCAACAAAATTCTTACTTAAAAAATCTTGTAAAGCTGTAAGCGGTACAATAACAACAGAAAAATTTACTTTTACAAATGCTGTTGCTTATGATAAAATAACTCTAGGACAAAAAGGTGTTTTAGAAGTTATTAGTGTATTAGATTCTGACAATGCAAAATATTATGAAGTAGAATCACTTGCACAAGATTTAGTATTTGATGATGTTGCAAATACAGCAGAATTCGATCCTAATCTTGCAGGATTCAATGAAACAACACCTTACATACTAAAAGTTTTAAGAACACAAAAAAGATTTAAAACAAAAGTTAATACTGATGGAAAGTTAGAATTATGTTTTGGTTCCGGAACATCTTCTCAACCAGATGAAGAGATAATTCCTAATCCTTCTACAGTAGGGAATAATTTTACAAACACAAACTTTTTAAATAACAATAGTGCATTAGATCCTGCTAACTTTTTAAATACTGCAGTTTATGGTCAAGCACCTACAAATACAACACTAACTGTAAAATACTCTTATGGAGGAGGTGTTGATGCAAACGTGCCTGCTGGTACAATAACATCAAAGAGGGGACTAGACTTATCAATAGCATCTTCAGCATTAGATGCATCAATATTATCTGAAACTAAAGACTCTATAGCAGTTACAAATCCAATACCAGCAACAGGCGGAAGAGGAGAAGAATCTTTAACAGAAATAAAAGAAAATACAAAAGCATATTTTCAAGCACAAAATAGATCTGTATCAAAAGAAGATTACATAACAAGAGTCTATAACTTACCAGCAAAATATGGTAATGTACAAAAGATTTATATCAATCAAGATGACCAGTTACAAACTGGTGAAGGAATAATACAAGACGGTATTATCAATATGGAAACACTAGAAAAGTTAGGCGGTGAAGTTTCTATTGCAGAATTATTAGGTGAAGGTGACAGGGTGCGGAATCCAATGGCACTTAATTTCTACGTATTAGGATATGATAATGATAAAAAATTAGTCAAAGTAAATGAAGCAACTAAAAGAAATATTAGAACTTATTTAGGGCCTTATAGAATCTTGACTGATGCTATAAATCTTAAAGACGCATACATGATCAACTTATCAATTAGATTTGCTATATACACAAAGAAGGGATACAATAAAAATGAAGTTTTATTAAATTGTATTCAAAAAGTAAAAGATCATTTTGACATAGACAAATGGCAAATTAATCAGCCAGTAATTTTGCAAGATGTTGCTTATCAAATATCACTAGTAGAGGGCGTTAATAATGTTGTACCACCAATTGATAATAACCCAAATAAAGATACAATAGTTGTAGAAAATAAGTTTAAAGAAGAGTTAGGATATTCAGGTAATGTTTATGATATACAAGCAGCAACTGTTAAGGATATTATCTATCCTTCATTAGATCCTTCTATTTTTGAAGTGAGATTTCCTGATTCTGATATTGTTGGTAAGTGTTTAGGAGACTATTAATGGCACATCATTTTATATTTGCAGAAAAAGATACAACAGTAATGAGAGGCAATGATATTGCTGGAACAGGAAGCTCTAAGAATCTTGGTGGTGATGAAATTTTAGAAGTAGGAAAAACCTTTCAAGAAAATTCAACTGCATTTAATAGTATAGCAAGGTCACTAATTTATTTTGATGTATCTGAAGTATCATCATCTATTGTTGATGGATCTATCCCTAGGAATGCAAAATTTTACTTAAACTTATATGATGCAGGTGCAATAGAATTAGATGAAAATATTGTTATGAATGCTTATGCAGTATCACAAAGTTGGGAGGAAGGAACAGGAAAATTTACAGACTTCCCTCAGTCAACAAATGGTGCGAGCTGGAAATACAGAAATGCTAGTACTGCATCTACATGGGCTTCTGCTAATTCAGCCTTAGGAGGCACATACTATGAAGCTTCATCTAGCTCTTATACATTTAATAAAAATACAAAGATAGATCCGAGATTTGATGTAACAGATATTGTTAACGGATGGATAACTGGAAGTTTTGATAATGAAAATAGTGGATTCTTATTGAAGAGAACTGACGGTGAAGAGGAGAGCACTTCTGGATCTGGTATGTTTAAGTTCTTCTCTTCTGATACACATACTGTATTTCCTCCAAAGCTAGAAGTTGTATGGGATGATGCAACATGGGAGACAGGATCTCTAAATGCACTAACATCTACACAGCTTGACAATTTAAAAATTTCTGTAAAGAATTTAAAGCACGAATATAAAAGAGGATCACTAGAAAAAGTTAGAGTTTGTGGTAGAGAATTATATCCTGCAAAAACATTTTCTACAGCATCATCTTATTTAGACGTTGCTTACATGCCTAGTGCATCATCTTATTTTTCTATAGTTGATGATAAGACAGCTGATGTTATTATTCCTTTTGGCACAGGATCAAAACTTAGTTGTGATTCTGAAGGTAACTTTTTTAAGCTAAGAACTGCAGGTTTGCAGCCGGAAAGATTTTATAAAATTCAATTTATGGTTGAAAGTGGGTCAGGAATTAATAAGACTACACAATACATAGATGATGATCACCAGTTTAAAGTTGTAAGATAATGCCAAATAAAGCAGCAAAAATAAGAAAACAACAAAGAGCACGTGTTAATAAGCAACTTCAAAAGCAAGGAAGGACTGCAAAGCAATATAAGAAATGGTTAGCTAAGCAGCCTAAAAATCAAACACCAGCATATGGAAGAAGATAATGCCTTATTCAAAAAAAGAATTAGAGACTAATGAACACTACACATCTCTTAAAGAAAGAGATGAGCAAAAATACATGATAGGATATGAAGGTGTCCAAACACAATGGACAAATTTAGGCGGACAGTATTTTGATTCTTTAAGAAATACTCGTGGAGTAATTCAGTTATATGAAACAATAGACACAGGAGAATCAATGCCAGAGGCGTCACAATGTCTTTATGTCGATATTTATAGAAGAAGGTATCGAACAAAAGCAGATACTAAAGATATTTTTGATAGAGAATTTAAAGAGTTATAGAGATCATAATGGCAATTAAGAAAAAGAAAAAGGGTAAAGGCAAAGGAATACAGAAGAAAAGCTCTGGCTCTAAACCAATAAAACTTGGTTCTGTTGGAGGAAGCCTTAAGCAATCTTCAGATCCTATAATAAGCGATTTGCCAATAAAGTCAAATGCTACTGTCGCAATAAACTCACCCAAGATAACAGGTACAAATCCTAAAGTCCAGCCGGCACAGATGATAGCTTCTGGTGGCTCACCAAAGCCAGTTAGTATTGCTGATACACAGCCACAAAATATATCTGTTCAGCCTGCTGCTCCTGCTGTAAGTCCTGATCCTCTTGTTGGTTTAATAGACCAAAAATCTAATAGAGAAATAGACATTCCACAAGACATATACAATCTTGTGAGACTACCTGATGTTAATGACTTTAAACCTTACAGGGACACTAACTATTACACACAACTTATTGGTTACGATTACAAAAGTAATAAATGGCCTGATTTATATTTTGGTGGATCAGATGCTGATATTATTAAAGTTTGTATTTATGGCAATGATGGTGGAAAGATTGCCACTGAATACCTAACAAAAGATCAAATAGATACTTATGTTGCTAGTGCAATTAAAGGTTCTCCTGCTGTTGTTAAAATAGATACAGGAAAAATTTTAAGAGACTTAGGCTATAGAAGAGGAAGATTTGAAGTAAAATTTGAATTTATGAGACTTGCTGCTGGTGGTCCATTTCCTGTATTAGTAAACGGAAAAGAAAAAGTTTATAGAGGAAACTTTGAGCAAGGCGACCAACAGTATTTTTATGCATCTTCTGATGATCCTAACTCAGAGACAATAGAGGGTGATAAGCTTTACGTCAAAGAAAACAAGTATATAATTACAAAAATTTCAGGTGATAGGACAGAAGCTATTATTGCTCCTGCTTTTATAGATGATGAACAATATTTAGAAAGCTTTAGACTAGCAGCTTATAATTGTATTAACTGGTTTCCTGAAGATCCTGCTCCACCAGCAATATTTGTTGATCCTGCAACAAACATAATTTCTTTTAACACAGAAGAAAACCTTCCGACAGGATTTATGAATGGTACAATTCGTATTGCAAATGCTTATTTTATGGGCAAGAGAATTGTTGATGAAGAAAGAGACCAATTAGAATTTGAGCCTGTACTTGAAACACAAACTTTAAATCCTAATTTTTTAGTTGGAAGAACTCTTGATACAAAGTTTGGTTGGGTAGGCGGAGGTCCGTGGCCAAATACATCAGCTGTAAAGGTTTCAGTTGAAGATGCAGTAGAAGTAGGAGATAGAAGAGCATTAAGACTAGACAATGTAATAGACCCAAATCCTACAGGACAGTTTGCAGTTAAGGCTACATTACAAAATCCTCTAAATTTTGATCAAGAGTATTTGAATACGCCTACAGTAGATGGAGGAGGAGCTTCATCAGCAGGAAATCCAAGATCTATAGGCGCTATTATGCGAACTAATTTAATTATTAGTACATCCCCTTATGTTCCTATGCCTGTTGTTGTAGAAGGCACACAAATGACATTTAGTGTTTATGTCAAAGCTGCAGCTGGTGAAAGAGCAAGTCTTATGGCACACGCTGACCCATGGGCAGATAACGGAACAACAATTTATAGTCCGACTACTATAACAACTGGCGACTGGCAAAGACTTACATTAACTTATACTCTAGCAAATACAGCAGGAATAAATAAACTTTTATTTAGAATTAGATGGGAACCTGGTTATGATGATAGTAATAATTTAAGATGGGATCCTTCAAATCAAGCAAGTGTTGAACAACACCACGTATCATTTGCAGGTGCTCAAGTTGAACTAGGTCCTGAAGCAACAGACTTTCATAGAGTTGGAGCAGGCAATGACACTACAATAGATGTTGGTACAGAAAATATTATAAAGTTTGAAGATCCTGATGGTAGGATTTTAATTGGTGAATTAGCAGAAGGTGAAGAATTTAATGCTAACATGATTGGCGGAAAATTAATCATCAACGACGCACATGCAATATTAGATTTATCAGAGACTTTATTAATAAACGAAATTGATAGTGATCCTGTTTTTGAATGGGATGTACAACCAGCAGATGGTCCTACGGGAAATCCAAAAACTGGTGGTATGTTATCTAAAGTAAACGCATATTCTATTGAGAATATTGATGATGGTGCTGATCCGATTAAAAATCCTATACTAGATGAAGGACTAAATGGTCAAGCAATAGAAGTATCAGACCAGTTTGGAATATCAACATTCTCCAGAGGATATAATTCACTTTTCTGGTCTAGCAAACATGCAGGAACTGCAGACTTTGGTTATCATGCACAATGGGTTGCTGATAAGGGAATTGATGGCGGTGTTGCTATGTGGTTCCCAGACTTAAATTATCAAGACTATATTTACGATGATATTGTAGCAGCAAGAATCGAAGCAGGTCCAACTGATAGAAATTTTGAATTACCCACACAAGAAGAGTTTGCAGATAAAAATACTTACGCGCATAGGTTTATGCAAATATCTACACCTGAAGAAGATGTAGAAAGAATCGACACAAATTTTAAATCAATAGGCGCATTGGCGTCTTACGGTGTAAGAGTAGGAGACAGGATAAAAGTTAGCTGGATGCAAAAATCAGATCCAATTGATTTTGAAGATGGAGGAAGAAAAGGTGCATGGGTAACTGTTACTCACTGGGCACAATCAGAAATAGCTCCTCCTGACATACCTGTTATTACTGATGAGGACAGATTTTATGAAGATGAAGCGTTTCACTTATATTATGGTGGAATACTAGGTGAATTTGGCGCATATGACCCTTATGTAGAATTAGATGGATTAAGAATAAACTCAGCACCTAGTTTACCACCACCTAACAATGAGATAGCTGTAGAAAACTTTTTAAATTTATATGCAGTAGACAGACCTCAAGCAGAAGGAGCTGGTGGATTTATTTACAATCAAGATGGCGAATTAATAGAATCAGAAGCATTTAAATGGTACTGGCTAAGCACAGGAGGATCTTCAGGATTTGATGATGAATTTAATGATGATGAGCAAGGTAGTAGTAATCCATTAATTGGCAGATGGACATGTAAACGTTTAACTGAAGTTATTTATCCTGGTGAATCAGAAATGGTCTTAAATCAGTTTAGAGCTAAGGGTAATATACAAGGAAGAGATGCTCTATTAGAAATTAATGAATATCCAAGCTATGATAGCTTTCCAACAAATAGAAATATTTCATCAGATGGTGTGTATAAGTGGAACGGAACAGACTGGATTTTTGCAACAGAAGGCGGTAAATTAGATTGGAACTCAGTATTAGAAATAGAAGGAGATGATGCTACTCTTTATAAGCGAACAAGAAGGCTAGAAGCATTTGATTCCGGACCGGTTTCTACAGGGCACATTTACTGTAACGAATATAATCAATGGGAACATGCGTCATTCGAATTTGAAATAACAGAATTTTGGGCATTAGAAAGACCTGTAATGCTGGATGTAAGAGGTCACTACGGATCTTTTGGTAGTTTATATGTAGACAAATTAAAAATGGAAGTTATTAAAACTTCTATGGAAAGACCGGAAATAACTGAAAATGCAGTGCTAGGTCCATTAGAATTTAATATTGTAAATGTCTTAGATACTGATAGAATAGAAGTCGACCATAACTATGTTACAGCATCTCTTGAACAAAATGGATTAACATCTTCGATAGGAAAAAACAAATACTCTACTTTTGATAAAGGATTTGTTATTGACTATATCACACAGGAGCAAGGATCAGAAGATATTTTTGCAAGATATGAATCAAAAATTTTAGATGTTGTCAACGATCAGGACTCACAAAAACAAATAGTTGTAGAAAAAACATATGAAGAATACGGAGAAGAAATTGGTGCTGTAATGTCAGGAGCTGATTCTCTTGATGTAATAAATGCAAACTTTAATGACTATTTCATTAGATATAGAATGAAAGATGCAGATAATTTATACACATATCTAATAACAGGCGATGATTCAAAATCTTTAATAACAAATTTTAAGCCTGTTAATGTTGAAGATTATCCTGGAGCAATAGCATATAAATTTATGGAGCCTTTGCCTCCCGAAGTTGCAGTACTTGACATGACATATATTGTTGAAGAAGCAACACCAACTCTAATAGAAAAATTTGATCTTTTACCTTTTATAGAAGAAAAGATTCCACCAACAGTTTTAAGACAGCCAAACTGGGATGATGTTGATAAGCCAATAAGAGACAGACAAACAAAATATCAATCACATACAGATTTAGTTGGAACAAACTTAGATGTAAGAAAACAAATAGAAGATAGAGTTCTAAGTGGTAGTTTAGAAACTGCAAAAATAAATGTTGATTATAGTCAGTTTAAAAACTTTACACACTTCGGAACAGTTGAAAAGAAATTAAACAACTTTAGAAATAAACTTTATGCAATAGAAACTTATGCTGCAAATAGCGCATCACTATTAGGAACCGGAACATCAGAAGGATATTTAGGTAATTCTGCTGGTGAGTTAATTAGTGGTTCTGCTGCAGACGTATTGAAGTGGGAACAAGAAGCAAGAAAAGTTATAAATGGATTTGATGAGTTTGAGAACTACATGTACTATAAAAGCTCTTCCTACTCATCAGGATCGAACGGTATTTTTTATGATAATGCTCTTCCAAAGTATGCAGCTGCTGGTACACTAGCTGATCCTTTTGTTCCTTATTCGACAACTAGCTCAAGATTTACAAATTGGTATGCATCACAACAAGCTAGTGCTTCTCTATATGATAGAGCAAACACAAATAGACTAATTAACTTAATACCGGAGCATATCTCATCTGATTATGAAAACGGAGAGTTTTTAAATTTTATGGATATGATTGGACACCACTATGATATAATATGGACATATGTAAAATCGTTGACAGATGTACATGATAGATCTGAAGATATTACAAAAGGTATATCAGCAGGCTTGGTAGAACCTGTAGCGGAATCATTAGGATTCCCTATGATCGAAGGGCGTGATATGGTTTCGTTGCCTCAATATCATTTAGGTCTTTCTGAATCACCGACAGAAAAAGGTGTTTATAATGTAAGATATACACAAAAATCACAGAAAGATGTAACAAGAGAAATATGGAATAGAATACTTGCAACAATGCCTTATATGTTAAAGACAAAAGGTACAAAACAATCTTTAAAAGCATTAATTGCAGCTTATGGTATACCAACATCTATTTTACGAATACAAGAATACGGAGGTCCTAGACCACAAGCTGACAAGAGCGATTTTGACATAAAACAAAAATTTACAAAAGCGCTGGACTTTAATTCAGAGCAGTATGTCACAACACCGTGGTATCACGCACAACATACAACACCATTTGCACAGTACTCTAGAACTCCTGACACATTAGAATTTAGATTTAAGACACCTATTGAAAGAGATCAGCAGATAGCAACTAAAATAAGTGGATCTGATGGTGGTGTTATGGCATCAATATTTGTAGAAAATGTCGATGGAACTGATGGAAAGGGTAAATTAAAATTTCTGCTATCAGGATCAGACGGCACACAGCAGAGTATGAGCTTAGACTCTGCAGGTATTTATAATGGTGAGTTCTGGTCTGGTATGTTAAGAAGAAGATCACATCATGTTACATCTTCCATAAGTGGTAGTTTTAATGATCAAGCACTTTATTCTGATTTAGAACCTTCACAAAGCTTTGACTTATTCTTAGGATATTATGATTCTGGAATAGACAAAATTATTGTTAAGCAGTCAGGCAGTATGACAATAGAAAGTGCAACACTTGCTAAAGCATTTGCTCAGACAGGAAGTAGTGGATTCGGACATGTATGGCAATGGGGTGGTTCAACAACAAATGCACATACAGGCAGCATAGGCAAGCCGTTTTCTGGATCAATGATGGAAGTAAGATATTGGTCTACACCATTAAAATCAGCTGCCTTCTTTAATCACGTTGCAGCTCCAAAAGCTGTTAATGGTAATCATGAGAGCTCTTCTTATTATGATATGAGTGCTAGATTTAGCTTTGATGATAACATAAATCTTAATGATTCTCCAAAAGCAATAAAAGATTATTCATTTACAGATGGCCAATTATATGCAACAGCATCTGGATTTCCTGACACAATAAACTTTAGTAGTGTTTCTGATAGACAGAATGCATTTGTACCAAAGATAGGATTTACAAAACAAGCAAATAAATTAAGAATAGAAGAAAACACATTAAAGCAGCCTGATGGAAGTCCTGGACTTTTAAGCCCGACAGAAAGAGTTGAAATAAGTTCTTTTGATAATGCAGGGCTTGATTCTAATAAGCTGGGTGTATTTTTTGCTCCGACAGATGTTATCAATGAAGACATTATGCTATCATTAGCAGACTTAAATTTTGATAAATATCTCGGTGACCCTAGAGATATGTACAATGATAGATACACATTTGGTGATCTAGATGGAATATCAGATACTTACTGGAAAAAATGGACTACAAAACAAGGCTTTTGGGACTATATGAAGCTTATAAAATACTACGACTTAAGCCTATTTGATCATATAAGAAGGTTATCGCCTGCAAGAGCTAGAAAAAATATTGGTATATTAGTAGAATCTCACTTATTAGAGAGGCCAAAGATACCTGTAGGTGCTCCTCCTGTATTTGATGAGATTGTAAAGAGAGCAGAAATAGATGCAAAATATGCACAACCTACTTCTTCTAATGATTTTAGGACTGCAGAGATTAATATCGCTCCGGTACCTGCTACATCATCTAATGAATTTAGAACTGCAACAGTTACAGGAACCAACCTAAGTAACAGTATAACATCTTCAAATGTGGGTGATTATTCTACAATTGGTTTAAGCCAGACAGGATCAATAAAAGCATCAAGAGATGAATTTGATACTGCAACTTTTAATTCTGAGTTAAGAGGTAATGCGCAATCGTTTACACTTAAGAGCTTTGATGTTGATGTTTTGCAAGATCCTGGCTCACCAGAATCAGATTATAGTGGATCACAAGTTTATTTTGCAGGTGGTGGTTCTGATGTATTGTTTGAAGTGATACAGCCTATGGTCACAGGATCAAGAATTGCAAGATTTAATCAAGAAAGAGTGTTCTTCTATGGATCAAATATAAGTGCATCAAAAGATTTACCAAATTCATCATCACTTCACCCTACAGATGTTGAATCACTATTTACAACACATACAGGTCTAGCAAACCTTGCATATAATGGGTGTAAAAACTTAGGTCTAAATCAGCCAGATGGAACAGATAAGGCAGTCGAAGTATTTGATGTTAATCCTTACGCAGTTACTGTTGATAAAAACGTCGATTCCAACCTGGATGTTGATCTGATAAATGAATAATTGATTAAAAGAAAAGTAAGTGATATTTATTCTAAATGTTTCTATATTACTTTAAAATTAGGAGTAAAAAATGGGATACCTCAATAACGCGACAACTGTATTAGACGCCGTCTTAACGAAGAAGGGGCGTGAATTACTAGCTCGTGGCCAGAACGAATTTCAAATAACAAAATTCGCACTAGCAGATGACGAAGTAGATTATTCTTTATGGGATGAAACAAACCCATTAGGAACTGACTACTACGGATCAGTAATAGAAAATTTGCCATTATTAGAGCCAACTTCAAACGCTAACACTGTTATGAGATATAAGTTAGTTACTAGAGATGTTGGAACTAATAAGATGGCTATCATTGACAACTTAGGCGACGGTAATGAGACTGTTGTTTATGGTAATGTTAATGGTGCAGGTAACGGTAGGACAATTACACCAGAAACTAAAAATGTTCAGGGTATACAGGTTGATCCTAACGGTTACTCGTTTACTATATTAAATTCTTCTATTTCATATTTAACAAGTGATTCTGGCGTTGTACCTAGCGGTATAAACTACGAAACTAGTGAACAAAGCATGAGTCAAACTGTTTATGGTTATTCTTGCACTATTAAATCAAAAGCTATATTAGAATCACAACACGGTGCAACAACATCCGTTATTGTGACTGGTCTAACTTACGGTGCAACTAAAGCTATAACAGTAACAGTAAATTATTTAGACGAAACTTAATATACGTCAATTAAATACAAGGACTTTAAATGGCATTTTTAGATAGATCATCTCTAATAGTAGACGCTGTCCTTACTAATAAGGGCAGAGAAAGATTATCCTCAAATTCATTTGAGATAACAAAGTTTGCCTTAGGTGATGACGAAGTTGATTACAGCCTTTACAATGAGGCAAACACAAATGGTCCAAACTATTATGGTGTTGCAATAGAAAACATGCCTATATTAGAGGCAACAACAAGAGCAGATACTGCTCTTAAATTTAAACTAATAACACTGCCACCAGGTACAGTAGAAACTCCTCAAGTTGAATTAGGTATCCCACAAAACGTTTCTATGAATGGTGAAGATGCTACAGTTTTTATTTCACCTAGCACACTTAATATGGGTGGTGAAGAAGAGGAATACATATTCGAATTAGCAGATGATCTGCCTATTGAAATAGTAGTTGGACAATTTACTGCTCCTAAAAATGTTCAAGATCCTGCTGATGTTGCATTAGAAGATCCTAACTTAATTGTACCAGAAGGTTCATTAGGAGTTTTTGGAACTAAGATGCCAGGTGAAAGAGTTGTATTCCAATTAGATGACGTATTTGATGCATCTCCTGGTGATATACTTAGAATAAGTGGCAACTATTGGAAAGCAAATAACGGCGACTATCTAATAGAAAGAATTACTGAGGGTGGTAAAGGATATTCAGTTATGGCAAGAGGTAGATGGTCAAATGCTGAATACAGAAAATTTAAATACTCTATTTATAGAGGACTAGTATCAGAAAAATTTAAAGAAGAGATACAGGCAAAAGAACAAGGCATATTTAACGAACCTAAGTCGGAAAAAGAAGTTGGTAAAGGTTCTAAAGGTAGCTTTAACATTACACCAGGAGGAAAATAATGCCAGCAAAAGTAGGATATGGTGGAAAAGGAATGAAAGGCGGCGCGTCTAAAATGGCCAAAGCAGCAGTTTCTAAAAAAGCTCCTGCAGCACCTGCAAAAACTGCAATTAAAAAGCAGAAATTAAAAAGAAAAGCAAGAGCGATTCCAGGTGTAGTTAATAAAAAAATACCTATAATACCAAGTATAAAGCCAACAAAGCCGCCGACATTAGGTAAGCCGAAAGGATCCCCTGTAACTATCACAGGAAGATCAGCAACTTTAGTTTCTAAATTTGTTGATAAAGAGCAAACAGTAGATTTAAAAATTACGGGTTTACAATCAGGAGTGACAAAAACAATTAAGGTCACAGTTTACCCAAAAACTTAGAATAATTATATTTATTACAGAATAGGAGAGCTAAGAAATGGCACAGCAAGAAGGTATATTTACAACATTCGACGACGACGATAAGGTAACTAGTCAGATAAGTATCGTCTCATCCGGTATGTGGTCCGGTGGGGTTGGTACTATGACTGCATTCCATACGTCATCCACTCAAAGTGGAAGTACAGGACAACACTACTTAGATGTTTATAACGGTATTGTTGGTACTGATGCAACTGCATCGGTTCAATTTTCTGTTGCATTTGGCCATTACGCTGGTTCTGGTTCAAAGGTAGGAGATGCAGATTATGCAGCATCAAAAGCAGTTTATAGACAATTTAGGAATCTCTTACTACCACAAAATGAAGAGTTCTTTAACATAACAGGTGCGAGTGGTAATACAACACAGTCATTAGCTATAGCAGCTGTTTCGATGAATAGATCACGTCTTAAAGAAAAGATGGATCCAGGTAACTGGGAAATGAGAATTTCTGGTTCTGATGGTTCAACTTTTCATTTAATTGATGATAGTGGCGCTACTAGCGATCCTACAGTCAAGAAGACAACTAGGGAATTCAATGTTATATCTGGTTCTATAGCATCCGGTACTGCAGTATCACCTGCAGGTGAAGTAAAGTATTATGGAAAATTTTATCCAGAGTCTGGAATTATTATTACAGACATAGCAACACTAGGTGGTTCTGATACTTTTGCTGGATATAATGTGACTGCAACATCTGTTGATCGTAATAATACTCAAAGAATTTTTCAAGGGATCAGTGGTTCTGGATACTTTGCTTCTAGACGTGAAGAATCAATAAGATCTACGCATTACTTCTGTAGAGTAAAACACAGCATGTACAATCACTCACAGAATCCTACGTACTTCACTGCTTCAACGAACGAACTTACAGTTCCTTCATTTAGAACAGATCCACAAGCATATATTACAACTGTTGGTTTATATAATGATGCTAATGAGCTATTAGCCGTAGCAAAACTTTCTAGACCAATTTTAAAATCAACTAGTAGAGAGGCACTAATTAAAGTAAGATTAGACTTCTAAGCTTTGTTGCTTAAACTAGGATCGTTTTAATTGTTGTAAAATATTTATTCTAAACAAGGATACGTATGTTTACGCCAATCAGAAAAGAAGACAAGCAGGTAACACCTTACACAATTCATAAAGAGTTTACTGTACAGAATTATGCTGGCATTAATACTGCGACTGATTTAGGTGTTTTCCAGGCAGAAGCTATAACAGGTAGCTTGCAAGGTTTTGCATCTAATGGAAGACCCTCATTTGAAACTAGCTCTGCACAGGTCAATACGTTTGTTAGTGGTGGCAATACTTTTAAAGTATACAAAACTCCGTTATATGAACAAATAAAGCATAATTTTTTTGAATTCGCAAATGCGAATAATAGAGTATCTCCACAGCCTCAGCCACAGAATGTACTAGATGTATATTGCAGGCCGTGGGGACACCCTAAATCTCATGATACTGGTTCACTAACTACACTAAGTTTTGATGAGCAGTCTTACCACTGGCAGACATTAGGATTAAGAAAAATTTATAATAAAGTAAATGTTGTAAGTATTCCGCAAAATTTATTCGGTGAAGGCATTAGGTCTGGTTCTATTGAAATAACAGACTACTCATCTGGTGATACACTAACAATAGTAGATGACGGATATGGAAACTTATACGATAAAGAATATGAGACAGAATTTAATAATGGTATGCCTACAGCTCAAGGATCTGGATCTTCATTAGGCGTAGTTTCATATGAGTACGGATTAGTAATGCTTTCAACAACATCAAGTTATTATGGTGGTATTGTGAGTGGTTCAGGTGCAACAGGTTGGAAGTTAAAATGGCAATCAACAAAAACTATATATGAACATGAGTATCAGTGCATTATTCCTTCAGAGAAATATAATGCATCGACAAACATAAGTACAACATTTCAGAGAAGCGGAAGTATAACTATACCCTCATCTGCTGTCTCTAATTTAGATTTGTTAAGGCAAGTGTTACCTCCTGCAGAATCACAATATAGTACAGGAAGCTCTATAAATGCTTCACCTACTGCAGAAGGATTTGTTACACATTCATTTTTTGCACCTTACATTACAACAGTTGGTTTGTATAATGACGCAGGAGATTTGCTTGCAGTTGCAAAAACTTCAAGAGCAATCAGAAATGACCCAGAGATAGCTATGTCATTTGTTGTAAGATTTGATATTTAATATAGAATAGGAGAAAACAGATGTTA